AAGGAATTAATGTACAAAGGAAACGAACGGGAAAATTCTAACTAAAAACCGGTCAAAAAATCTGCTCCTAAAGTCAAAGCAAATGGAACTTTTGTCTGAAATATCCCCCTAAACGTGTCGATGTTGAACTCGGCAAATACTTCCAAGTCAAAATGATACAAATGTTTGAATACTCTTAAGTTCCCAGCTCTTAAAACATTCAGTGCGAACAGATCCTCCCCATACTTCAGCAACTCTTCGTAATAGCCTGAGAGATAGCGCTCGTAGAAAGCATTGAACCGATTCGAACCACACCCCCCGATGACGTAGAAAGCGAACACTCTCGTAAACGACACCGCCAACGATTTCACTTCGCTTTCAGGATAAAGCACTCCACGCATCAAGTCCCCATCTTCTCGGAAAAGCTTCCCAGCCCTCAACTGATAACCGATAAATTTCCGACTCTCCAAATCGTTCGTTATGATCAACTTCTCAGGTTTGACAACAAGGCCGAAGAACCTCATCGCCGTCTGAGCAATGTCGAAAGCGAACTCATCGAAATGCCGTTCCTCCATCCGATCCGTCAAGAAACCGAAATCATCACCGAGTACTTTTGGGTGGTAGACATTGACGCCGATGTACTCCATCACTGATCCCATGAAAACGTCGTTCCCGATTGAATTGACCAATAGGGTAAGAAATGAGCCCGAAGGCACGCCGCAATCCTTCTGCAACACTACTCCGTTCGGCAACGCCAAGCAAGAATGCACAAAATCGTGCTTCAAATGATCGAAAAGAGCCTCTTCCTCAGGGCTTTGAAAGTTTATGTTTGGCCGAAGAACGTGATCGAAAATATCGTATAAAAGAAACCGGCATCGCATCGTGTCCCAACCTGAAGCATCTGTGTTGGCGAATGTGTACTCGGGATCCAGCTCCAGAAACTCGTGGAGTCTCTTCATGCTGTCCTTTCCAGTCATCACCCTCGATTGAAAATGCAACCCATTGAACAACTGATCGTAAAATCCCCGAAAAAGCATGTTCTCCATGACGTTCGTTTCGACTGCGCCCATCCAAACCGCCCTGCTCTTGAGTTTCTCCACTGGTGAAAGATGACCACGAAGGCCAAGTTTGTAGGGTATCTGCTCAAGTGTGCGTCCAGAACGGAGCACGTGCATAGCGTTTCGAACGTATTTGCCAGCCTGTGGAAGAACCTCGCCTTTCTTCTTTCCAGGAAAATTGTAACCAGCCGCCCCATCAGTCGGAACCTTCCGCAGCGCAGCCTCGATTGATAAAATGTCGACCTTGTTGAAATTGTCGCGCCACCAATGCATCTTGCGCCAATATATGGACTCAAACTCGTCGTCAAAGTCACGATACTTGATTGGGCCGCAATAGTTTAGCAACGAAAACAACGTCGCCGTCAGCCTCGCACTCTTCGTATAACCCCGCAGCTCATCGTAATATTCAGGATCGTAATGCCACATCGCCTCTTTGACCCACTGATCGACGTTATCGGGATTCTCGCGTATATTGTATTGCCTTCCAGGTCCAATGGGCCGAAAGCCTTTCGTAAGCGAACAGATCTCCACGAAGTCGTCAACCTTGATGTCGTGAAACGGCAGCTTCTCCTTGATGTATTTCCATGTAAACTTGTTCTTCCTCAGCTTTGTTAAATCGACGAATTTCGCGGAAGCGTACATTGTTTTAGAATGAGTAGGGCCACAGGGGCCACTCCTCTCTTG